AGCGTGATCCAGGCGGTTGAAGGTGAAGCATCCGGCACGTCGGCACCTATGAGCAGAGAGGACGTTCTCAAGGCGGTGCGTGAAATCTATGGCGTCGCCTAATACTCTCCTTCTTCGCTATCAGAAAGATTGGATCAATGACCAGGCGAAGCTGAAGCTATGGGTGAAGGCCCGGCAGATCGGCTTCAGCTTCGCAGGGACGCTTGGCCCGATGTTGGAATGTGTCGATCATAAGACGCTCTGGATATTTCTCTCCGCTGGCCAGCGCCAGAGCCTTGAACTGGCGCGTAAAGCCAAAGATCACCTGGACGCGATGCGCGCCATCGAGGTTGCGGCGCGCGGCGCGACCATGACGGACGAGCGCTACGGCATCGTAGACGGCGTGGAGATCACACAGACCACCATCGTCCTGCCTCATACAAAGGCCCGCGCAATCTTTCTGCCGGCCAACCCGGACACGGCTCGCGGATATTCAGGCAACGTCATGGGCGATGAGTTCGCCTTCCATAAAGACGCGAAGAAAATCTACGCTGCCGTTTACCCGTCGATTACGCGCGGCTACAGCTTGCACCTTGGTTCAACGCCCTTTGGTGAGTCGGGCATGTTCTATGAGTTGGCCACGAAAAAGAGCGGCTTCTCGGTGCATACGACCGATATCTATCAGGCGGTGGCAGACGGACTCGCCGCGTCGGCCAACATGCCCGACGAAGCATTCATCCAGATGCTGCGCGACGGCTGCCCTGACGATGACATATGGGAGCAGGAGTACTGCTGCAAGTTCATCTCCGATGCCACCAGCTATATCCCCTGGGATCTTATCCAGGGCGCGGAGTCGATAGACGCTTCGGTTGAGCTGCCACGATACTTTGTGCCGCGTGGCGATCTTTATCTGGGCGGCGATATCGGACGCCACAAAGACCTGACCACTTTCTGTCTCCTGGAGAAGATCGGCGACGTGTACTGGGTTCGCGCCATCATTCGTATGCGTGGGAAAAAGTTCGCAGAGCAGCGGGCAGTCGTCGAGGGTCTGATGAATTCGCTTCCGATCCGCCGCCTATGCCAAGATGCGACCGGCCTTGGGATGCAGCTCGCTGAAGAGCTTGAAACGAAGTATGGGACTTCTCGCGTCGAGCCGATCACGTTCAATATGGCCGTAAAAGAAGATATGGCGGTTCGCACTCGGCGCAACTTCGAGCAGATGACGATCCGCATCCCCGAGGATCGTAATCTACGCTCCGCCGTCCACGCTATTCGCCGTATCCCGACAGCGGCCGGTCACTTTCGATTCGACGCTGAACGCAGCGAGGCAGGCCACGCCGATGAGTTCTGGGCACTTGCCCTCGCGTTGATGGCCGCCGATGGTGCCAAAATCTCCACCGACTTTACTGCGCCCCAGAACCCATCTGCATTCACTGGGGCCGAAGGATACCTCTAATGCCCGATATCAACGAGATCCTCGCACCGCCGCCGAACAATCCGAACCCGCCGCCGCCGCAGGCCGGATCGCTGGTCTCCCCGGAGATCCTGTTTCTCAATCAGACCTCGACCTTTCGCCTGGCTGCGGCCTTCGCCGGTGTCGCCAACCCCACCGTGGTCTGGCAGCAGATGATCGACAACAGCCCGCAGTCGATCCTTTACTACCGCGAGCTGGAGGAGAAGGACGAGGATGTAGGCGATGCTATCGCCGAGATGAAGCTGTCGGTGCTTAAGCGCGAGATGCAGATCACGCCTGCCGACGACTCCGCGGCCGCCGTCGATGCCGCCAACTTTGTTGAGCAGCAGCTCAACGCTCTTCCTGACTGGCGCAATTCATTCGACGCGCTCCTGGACGCGCCGTTCTATGGCTACTCGGTCTCGGAGATGATCTTCGATGTCAGCGCCGGTCAGGCATCGCTGCTGGATATCCGCGACTGCCCACAGGAGCTGTTCGCGTTCGCGCCGCTGAACTACCCCCAGATCGGGCAGCTCCGACTGAAGGACTACATCGGCAGCTATGACGGCGTTCGGATGCCGGAAGACAAGTTCATCACCTTTACCAGCCGCAGCCGCTCGGGCAACCGCATGGGCCGCCCGCTGCTGCGCTCCGTTTATTGGTCCAGTTGGTTCAAACGTAATGTGCAGCGGTTCTGGATGCGGCTGGCCGAGCGCGGCCCCGGTACTGCCGTCGTGACCTATCAGGAGGGCGCGACCGATGACGAGAAGCGCCAGGCGCTGGCCGGGGCCGAGGCGCTCATCAGTAACGTAGCCATGGCCGTGCCGGAAAACTTTCAGGTGATGGAGGAGCTGCTGAAGAGCGCACGCTCGGCCGATCCGGCGACTTATGAAAAGCTCTACTCCGCGCTGGAGTCGAAGATCTACCGTCGTATCGTCGGCTCCACGCTGACGAGCCACGGCAGCGACGGCGGCAAAGGCACGCAGGCGCTGGGCAATGTTCACGCGCAGACGAAAGAAGACCGCAGCGTGGAGTTGACCCTTCAGATCGACGCCGCGCTCAATCGCCAGCTCGTGCGGCCGCTGGTCCTCTGGAACTTCGGACCGGACTGCCCGATGCCGGTGCTCAAGCATGATGTGTCGAACAAAGAAGACCTCGGCGCACGCGTCACGGTCGATGACACATTGCAGGGCATGGGCCTGCCGCTCACGAAGAAGTATGTCTACAACCGCTATGGTGTTGATGTGCCGGAAGAGGATGAGGAGCTGCTGACGCGTCCAGCAGCTCCGGCCACATCGATCACGACGCCCGCTGGCACGCCGGATCGGCCGCAGTTCTCGGCCGAGCGCGATGCCCAGGTCAAACGGGAGATTGCGGACTTCGACACACTCTTCGGGCAGCTCAAGGATGAGGCGTTGAAAGACTATCGTGAACGCATTACGCAGGTAGCGATAGGCGCGGAGCGGGCGCATGTGAGGCCGGGACATTGAGCGTAAAACCTGAAAGTGGCAACTTCCGTTTGCTGGTCCGAAATCTCCGGACCATGGACCAGATACTGAAGACGGAACATCAGCGGCTCTTAGCTATCGAGGATGCTGCGCGCCGTCTCGTTGGAAATATCTACACGGCCGGGCCGTTTGGTATTCCTACTGTTGATCCGTCTGATCTTGCTGCGCTGAAGCGATCCCTCGCTCGAAAGGTCAAGACATGCATAAATGCCCAGTAGTTATCTGCGATGTCGTTGTGCCCAGCAGCCGTCTGATGTGCAAGCCGCACTGGAATATGGTGCCGCGAGATGTGCAGAAGGAGATACACGCGGGCTATCGTGCGATGCAGGCTGGCAAGAGCGGCCGCCGTTGGCTTGAGGCAAAGGATATGGCGCTGCGATTGATCGCACATGCGATAGGTGACGACAGCCTTGCCTAATCCTTCCCAGGCATCGATCGGTGACCGGCTGGCAGAGTACCAGGCTGGCTTCAACATCCTTGGACGGCTCACCGTCCTGCAGGGTGGCCGCGCAAAGACGAACAAGCCGCTGCTGCTGAACAGCAGTTCGCGCCTGGTCAGCTTCGCGGATGCGCCGAACAGCGGAGACGATGCTTCGATCTATTACTCCTTCGACCTTCCATCGACCGGCGCGATTGAGTACATCCGCAACCTGACGCCGGTGACGAAGGACCTCTTCGACGGCCTGACGCGGCAGTACCGCAACGATGCCATCACCGTTGCGGGCGTCAACGATCAGCGCATCATCCAGAAGGTGCGTGACGCCCTGGGCGTCGTCGTCACCGAGGGAGGCACGCCCGCCGACTTCCGCAAGATCGTCAACCACATCACCGACGAGGCTGGCGCGGCGCGGCTCTCCGCATTCGAGATCGACACCGTCTTCAACACCAATGTCCAGAAGGCGTACTCGACCGGACGCTATGAGCAGATGAACGATGACAGCGTGCTCGACGCGCTGCCCTTCTGGCAATACTGGACGGTGGGCGATGATCGCGTGCGCCCTGAACATGCGGCTCTCGACGAGTTTGTCGCGCGTGCGATTGACCCGGTGTGGCATAAGATTTACCCTCCATGTGGGTTCAATTGCAGATGCTCGGCGGTTCCCATCACCGAAGAAGAGGCGTTGCAGATCGATAAGAACGCCGGTGATGACGGGCTGTTGCGGCTTCCGGCGATTGCCATCATCAAGGTGCCGCAGCCCGGATTTCACAATATCCTCGCTGCTGCTGCATAAGCACTTACACCCTCAATTTCTCCAATTTCAATTCATCGGCCAAGCCTGCACGTCCGGCGTTAGCGGCGTAATGGATATCTGGTGCGCGCCGTTATCGTCACGTCTGTGAGCACTCTCAACGGACAATGGCTGGATATCTTTCGCGCAGGCAGCTACGGCGATAAAGGCACATTCACGGTGCCGCAACTCTCCGCGCTTGCCGCCAGCTATGACCCCGCAAAACAGGAAGCACCTATCGTCGTCGGCCATCCGAAGTTGGATGCGCCTGCATTCGGCTGGGTAAAGCAGCTCAGGATGCAGGGTGACGTCCTACAGGGGCTTCTCGGCGATGTCGATCCCGACTTCGACGAAGCTGTCCAGGCGAAGCGTTACAAAAAACGTTCTGTTGCCTTCGTTCGCAACAGTTCTACTGGTGTGCTCAAGCTGCGCCATGTCGGCTGGCTGGGCGCTATGCCTCCGCATGTCGAAGGTCTGCGCGATGCACAATTCAATGCTGAAGAGTACGACGAAATTGATTTCTCAGAGGGAGAAGAGATGGACGAGCAGCAGGTAAAAAAGACGGTCACGCAGGCGATCACTGAATTCTTTGCGAACCTCGGTGGTAAGAAGACCGAGAACGACAGCGGGCTTACACAGGTCGAGATCGATGCGGCTATCGCAAAGGCGACCTCGACGATTGAGTCGCGCTTTGCGGACCAGCTCAAGGCGGAGAAGGATGCTCGCGTAGCGCTGGAAACTCAGCTTGCCGATCAGAAGAAGACCTTCAGTGACAGCAGCGCAACCACCCGCGTGGCGGCGCTGATCGGCGGTCTGAAGGCCAGCAAGCGTTGGATTCCGGCCTACGACAAGATGGGCGTTCCTGCTCTCTTTGCATCGCTGGCCACTGGCGCATCTACCGAGATCGAGTTCGGTGAGGGCGATGCGAAAAAGAAGGTGGACTCGATCCAGCTCTTCGCTGACATTCTCAACGGCATCGGCCAGATCGTTCCTGATGGCGTGACGTTCTCTGAGAAATCTGGGGAGACGCGGACGCCGAAGACTCCTGACGGCAACGGCGCTGCTATTGACACTTCCTCAGTCAGCTTCAATGAGCAGGTCGAAGCCTACGCCAAGGAGAACAAGGTCGAATTCGTTGACGCCTACCGCGAGTTGGTCCGCCAGGGTAAGCGTCCTGAGTCGGGCTCGTCGTCTGCGGGCGCTGTCTAAATTTCTACGCCGATGGCCAGCGATGGCTGTCGGGCCGAGCGAGGGCGGCGATGCCCTCGCATTGACTCTCCAAATTCGCACTAAGGAAGGATTCAACATGGCACTTCGTAAGGTTGGCCCTGTCGGGCCGGTAAACATCAAGACATATCTTGCTGAAGCAGCCGCCGTTCGCGGTTACGGCATCAAGGCTGGCGCGAATGAGGGCGGCGCGACGGTGGTTGCGGCTGCTGGCGCTGCCGGTATCGGTATCGCCGCTGAAAACACGGCTGCCGGAGATGCGCTTGCAGTTATACGGTTCGGCGATGCGGTTGCTATCGCCGGGTCCGCTGGCACAGAGGGGCAGCTTGCCAAGTTCAACGCTGCCGGTCAGGTAATTCCCGTCGTCCGTGGTGCTGGAACTTCTGAAGAGGTCATTGGCCGCTTCGAGTCGAACCCCACCGCCGCAGGGGACGAGTGCATTATCTTCGTCTCTCCCTTCACTCTCACCACGCCTGCCGCCTAACAACGGCAGGTTGTTTCAATTTCACGTTATCTGACCTCGGAGGTCATGCACAATGCGAGTCGTTCCGCCTCTTACTGGCCATCTGGACATGGCCCTCTCCAACTTCCTCAAGGGCTACCGCCAGGCACCCTTGGCGCAGGACTTGCTCTTTCCCCGGCTTCCCGTTCTTCGCCGCTCCGACGTCTATTGGGTCTATGGGCGCGAGAACCTGCAGGCCACCGAGCAGACGCTTCGCGCGTTTGGTACATCGGCTGCCGAGGCGCGCTTCTCGATGACAACCGAATCTTATTCGTGCAAATCGTCTGCCCTCAAGGCGACGGTCGCCGATGAAGATCGCGATACCTATACGGTCGGCGACCTGAACATGGATACGGTGAGCTTGCTGCAGGACAAAAACCTGCTCGCCCGCGAGATCCGCATCAAGGCCATCGTCTCGAACTCGGCAAACTACGCCTCTGGCAATACGCTCTCGTTGAGCAGCGGAGCGCAGTGGAGTTCCTACGCCGCCAGCGATCCCCAGGGCGATGTGACCAAGGCGAAGCGACAGGTGCGTCTCACCGGCCAGGAGGCGAACTATCTCTTCCTGAGCGACGATGTCTTCGCCATTCTCGCAGTTCATCCGCAGTTGAAGGAGATGTACAAGTACACGGTGACGACAGGCCCGCTCGATGCCGCGCAGGTCGCCAAGGCACTCGGCGTTGCCAATGTATTTGTGATGTCCGCCATCACCAACGACGGTACGAATCAGAATCAGTTCCTCTGGACCAACTTCGCCATGCTCGCCTATGTGCCGCCGACTGTCGGCGCACCTGGTCTGCTGGGCGGCATCGGTACCGAGGGTCGCGTCGGGCCGAAGCAACTCTCGTTCGGCAAGGCGTTCACCTGGACGTCGGCTCCCGGCACTGTCGATGGCTACGGCGTTGTCATCGCCCGCCATGCCGATCCGACCGCGAAGTCTGACATCGTAGGCGTGGACTGGTACTCCGACGACAAGATCACTGGCTCTGATTGCGGGTTCCTCTGGACCACGCCAATCGCTACCAGCTAAGCAGCCCTCCCGCATATCAACCTGAGCCGGGCGGAGATTCTTCCGCCCGCTCTCAATAGCAAGCCTCACCCGGAGAAAAGCAATGGCACAGAAGAAAAAGCCCGTTGATCCCACGCACCGCGCTCTGCGGCCCATCAAGCATGACAGCGATTACTACGCTGTCGGCGATCAGATCCACCTCACCGATGAGCAGGCCGAAGCGCTTGGCGACAAGGTTGTCGAGCGTATCAGCGCCTCCTCGGCAACTGCCGACAAGGACGCAAACTAACCCTTGGCCTACGCAACCCAGGACGATCTTGTACCGCTGCGGATGACTGAGCAGGAGTTGGTCGAATTGACCGACGACTCTGAGACAGACGAAGATCCGGGCGCAGGTGAAGTCAATGTGACCATAGTCGGCGGCGCATTGACCGAAGCTTCCGCCCGGATCGACAGCTACTGCCGCCAGCGTTACATCACACCGCTGCAGCAGAGCGACACGATCAAGGGCCTCACTCTCGATATCGCTCAGTACCTTCTCTTCACACGGCGTCGCACCACGAAGCCGAATGAGACGGTCGCTGAGCGATACCTGGACGCCATCAACTTTCTCAAGGACATTGCATCGGGCAAAGCATCGCTCGATCAGCCTGTCGGCGCAACGCAGCCACAGAGGTCCTCGGGCGAAACGCTGGTCACGAGCAAGCGGCAGACGTTCGACGATGACAACCTTTGCGGCTGGAGCCACTGATGAGCACGGAACTGGTACAAGTCGATAAGGAACGCGTCGTTGTGGCGCTCGGGCGTTTACGCCTGAGTATCCGCGAGAATGAGGAGCTGATGCGCCAGATCGGCGCGTCTCAGCTCGTCTCGGTGCGCCGCACCTTTCGGGAGCAAGGCGTTCCCGCCGACTCCTGGGCCCCGCTCTCGCCGAACACAGTCCGCCGTAATCCGAAGAAGTATGGCTCCGGCCACAAGCTCCTCATCGATAAGGGCACGCTCCTCAACTCCATCACTTTTGCGCCTTTCACTGGCGGCGTAGTCGTCGGTACGAACCTCGCCTATGCCCGCGTGCAGCAGGAAGGCTCCGCAGACCGCCGTGGCGCGGCTATCGGGCCGCAAGCCAAGATAGACGGCCGCAGCGTCACCGTGGGCCGTCACAGCTATATGCGCGTGCGCCATAGCAAGCAGGGCGATAAGTTCGGCACCATCGATCGCTACACTTCGGAAGGCTTCAAAATCAAAGGCAAGCGGCGCAAGCTCGTCTCCGGCATCAAGGTCACCAAGACCAACGTAAAAGAGCATGAGCGCTTCCAGAACATTCCGCCGCGCCCCTACCTTGTCTTCCGTCCAGAAGACCCAGCTCGCATTCGCGGCCTCGTCGTTGTCTATGTCAACAAAGCAAAGCGCGATGCCGGTCTCGCTGGACCAGGGGGCGTCTGATGGCGACGAAGGTACAGATTCACCTGGTCGAGGCTGCGCTGCTGGAGTTGCTCTCGACGCGGCTGAAGATCAGCTACGGCATGAATGTCGATGTCGAGAGTATCGGCAAGGGAGACTTCGACGAGGACGGCCAGCTCGTCCTCAAATCCCCGGCCGTCCGGCTCATCTTCGTTGACGGCCACTTCGGCAGTGCGCGTGACAATCAGCGTGTCACGCTGAACACGGCGCTCATCTTTTCGGCGGCTTGCTATCACGAGTCGCTGCGCAGCAAGGCCCAGGAGCGCACCCGCTCTTTCCAGCTTCTCGGCACGGTCGCTGACGAGCTGGCCGGTGCCCGGCTGAAACTCTCCGAGGGAGTCTATACCGAGCCGATCCTGCTCACCGGCGCTGTTCAGGTGATGGATGCCGGTGGACCGGTCGATCAATGCTTCGCCGTCACCTTCACCGTGACGGGTATCGCGCAATTCAGCGGCGTCAATGCCAACTTTGGAGCAAAAGCATGAGTCCTGCACAGGTCAAATCCGATTTCGTCAATGTCCGCCTCGCCGCTGCTGGCCTCACCTTCGCCGGTTCCAACGGAACGGTGCGTATCGCCAACGCGCACATGGACTATAAGTTCAGCGGCGATACCGCTCAGCGCGTCCTCACCAGCGAGTGGAGCAAAATCTTTTCGATTGAGAAGTACAACGGCGCGCCGATGTTCGAGCTGGTGCCCACGGCGCAGGCGGCCGCGCCGGTTGCAACACAGGCCGCGCCAGCGCCAGTGAAGGCCACTGCTGCGCCGGTAGTAGCCATCCCCGCGCCATCGCCCATCGCCGATGCAACGAAAGCCGCCGCATCCACTTCGCAGCCTGCAGCACAGCCCGTCGCCGTAGCGACTCAGGAGAAATAAATGCCCACGAATTTTGAGCCACAAAGTAAACTTCTCCGCACGCTGGTCCTCTCCGAAAAGCGTCAGGCCGCGTGGAACGGCGCTCTCGCGGCTGCCGACCTCACACGCTCGCAGCGGTTCGATGGAGCGGCCACGCTGGACTTTACGCCTGGTCGCCGCTCTGACCAGCAGTATTCCGGTAAGAACTCGTGGTTTGCCACCAATGGCCAGATCACGGATATCGACCTGAAGCTCTCTGGGTTGAAGTCGGAACTATCGCCATGGCTTGCGGGCTGGCTCTTCGCCTTCGGCATGGGTAAGGAGACGGTGACGGCAACCGAGGACGCATCGCCCTTCACCCACGTCTGCAACTTCGACCAGTCCACGCGGCAGGCCGTCGCTACTAGCGTCTACCTGAAGGACACCGACGATCTGGCATATACGCTGATCGACATGGCGCTCAACGATTTCACCCTGACGATCACAGACAAAGGTGCTGTCAGTGCCGACTACAACATGATCGGCACCGGCCGCTATGCGCTGGGCGCGCTGGCTGTCGATCCCACGGTGCCGGACGAGGATTACATCCTGGGCAGCGACGCCGACTTTCTGTGGGGACCGGTCGGCGCTCCGGTCTCAATCCTCGGCCGCCATACCTCGACCACGTTCAAGGTCGATCACCAGCTCATCGCCCACCGCGCTACCGGCCTCGGCGTGAACGCCGGTTTCATCCGCAAGGGCGATCCGAAGTTCTCGTTCCAGTCCACCGTGGCGGCGAAGGACACCGACGACGTCTTCGCCAACATGATCAACAACACCCAGACGGCTGTCCGTATTCCTATCGTCTCCGGGCCTACGGCAACGCTCACGATTGACGTTCCTGCGGCAAACCTCAAGACAACGAAGATGGGCTTCGACGGTGATATGACCATCTG